TTAATGCTCGTAAGAAAAAAGGCATTAGTCGTAGCAAGAAGAACTCCACTATATCTAAAGAAGCATATGCCAATATGAAGTCTGGATTTAAAAAGAAAACTAAAAAGAAAAAATAATACATGGAAGAGTTAACACCATGTAACGGTGTATGCCGTATGCAAAAAGCAGAAGACGAAATAAGATGCACGTCTTGTTTTAGAACTTTCTCCGATATTGAGCAGTGGTTTTACATGACTAATGAAACACGTCAAGAACGAATGAACCAACTCAAACGAGAAAAACATCAATATAATAGGAAAAAGTAATGACCCATTTTGGAGTTACACATGGCAGAACGATTAAGAAAAAAACATCAAGAAGAAGTTAGAACAAAGATCCAAGTATCACAACTGATTAACGTATTACACGATCACGCTTTTGGAACTATCGAGGAAATGAAACCAACTCGAATGAAAGCAATCGAGATACTGTTGAGAAAAGCATTGCCTGATCTCTCAGCAACTGAGATCTCTGGTGATGGAGATGCACCGATTGGCATCAAGGTGATTACTGGAATAGATAATGACTGATCTAGTATTAGAAGAAGAGTTTATCGAAGAGGATGATGGTTGGGAAACAACTGATCTAGGTTATAGACCTAGAGAACCTCAAAAAGAAATACATAATGCAGTAAAGAACCATCGGTTTAGCGTGGTGGTTGCTCATCGTAGGATGGGTAAAACTGTATCAGCGTGTATGCAATTGATTAACTCAGCACTATTGTGCGACAAACCTAACCCTAGATTTGGTTATATAGCACCTACGTATTCTCAGGCAAAGAGAGTAGCGTGGCAGTATATTGTTGATTACACAAGACCACTTGGCGCTAAAGCAAACATTGCAGAATTAAGAGTAGATTTTTTAGATGGACGAAGAATTAGTTTATACGGTGCTGATAATCCTGATAGTTTACGTGGGATATATCTGGACGGAGTGGTAATCGATGAGATCGCTGACGTATCTCCAGCATTATTTAGTGAAGTAATTAGACCAGCACTAGCAGATCGACTAGGTTGGTGTATGTTTATTGGAACACCAAAAGGAACTAACCACTTTAAAACTTTACGTGATCGTGCTGATCAAGGTATCGATAACTGGAGGTTGTTAGAGTTTAAAGCAAGTCAAACAAACCTATTAGAGAAGTCTGAATTAGAGTCAGCACTTCGAGAGATGGGTGAAGAAAAGTATATGCAGGAGTTTGAATGTTCATTTCATGCTCCAGTTGAAGGTGCATATTACGGTAAACAAATTAACGAATTAGAACTGCTCAATCGTTTTGTAGACATTCAATACGATGATGTAGCAAGAACATTTACTGCGTGGGATTTAGGTGTTGGTGATAGCACAGCAATCTGGGTAGCACAGTTAGTAAACAAAGAAGTAAGACTGATCGACTACATGGAAAATCATGGAGAAGGTCTAGGACATTATGTGACATGGATAAGAGATCGTGGTTATGAGAATGCCACACACTTATTACCGCATGATGTTGAAGTAAGAGAATTAGGCACTGGCAGGTCAAGAAAAGAAATGCTTGATGATGCTGGTTTAACAATACAGGTAGTTCCAAAACTTACAATTGATGATGGTATTCAGTCAGTTCGTAGGTTATTACCACGTTGTTGGTTTGATCCTAAAACACGAGATGGGATCAATGCATTACGCAACTATAGACGTGAATACAATGAGAAACGTGATGTCTTTTTTGACAAACCGTTACATGATTGGTCATCTCATGCATCAGATGCATTTAGATATTTAGCAGTAGGTATCGATGAAGGCACTGAGGGTTGGGATAAACCATTAGATATTAATAACACATGGATCGTTTAAATGGCAGATGAAAATAAATTAAAGAGTATTCTGGATGCTGAAATTGATGATGCGATTGGTTTCTTAGAAACTGAGACGACTGACGAAAGACAACAGGCACTTGAATACTATCTACGTGAACCATACGGTAACGAGGTAGAAGGTAAGTCTCAAATTGTTACTGGTGAGGTTGCAGAAGCAGTTGACGGTGTATTACCACAACTAATGAAAATATTTTCCGCATCTGACGACTTTGTAGAGTTTGCTCCAGTCAATGAAGGTGATGAAGAAAAAGCAGAGCAAGCAACCTTATACGTTAACCACATTATCAATAAAGATAACAAAGGTTTTGAAATATTTCATAACTGGTTTAAAGATGCATTGCTACAAAAAGTTGGTGTAGTAAAAGCATACTGGGACGAAAAGATTGATGTCACTGTAGAGAAATACGAAAACTTATCAGACGATGAAGTTATTATGGTTTTAGAGTCTGGTGATATGGAAATTGTGTCACAAGAAGTAATCGAGCGTGAAGTTGAATATGCTGGCATGATGCAAAAAGAACAAGTAACAAACTTAAAAGTTAAAAAGTTTGAAGACAAAGGTAAAGTGGTCGTAGAAAACGTGCCACCAGAAGAGTTCTTAATATCTAAACGTGCTAGATCTATTGAAGATGCACCATTCGTTGCACATCGAAGAATGGTTACTCGTAGTGAGTTAACAGCAATGGGTTACGATGCAGATACAATTGATGCATTAGGCAGTGGTGATACATTAGAATTCTCACCTGAAAGAATTGCAAGACATACTCGTGGTGAAATGCCATACGATAACGAGTCTGGTGATGAGACTATGGAAATCGTAGAGTATTACGAATGTTATATTAAGACAGATTACGATGAAGACGGAATTGCAGAACTAAGACGTATTTGCTACGCAGGCAATCAGATCTTACATAACGAAGAATGTGACTACGTGCCATTCCATAGCGTATGTCCAATTCCAATTCCTCATAAATTTTACGGTCAGTCATTAGCAGATCGTGCAATGGACTTGCAGTTAATTAAGTCTACTATCACTAGACAAATGCTAGACAACTTATATCTCACTAACAACTATCGAGTTGGTGCAGTTGAAGGTCAAGTAAACTTAGACGACTTACTAACATCTACTGCTGGTGGTGTGGTTCGCATGAAGAACCCAAATGCTATCGTGCCACTTGCAGTGCAAAGTAATGCTCAACAATCATTCCCAATGCTTGAATACTTAGACCAAGTGCAAGCAAAAAGAACTGGTTTAACAGAAGCATCACAAGGTTTAGATGCAAACATTTTACAAAACGTAACAGCAACTGCAATTTCTGCAATGACAAATGCTGGTCAAGGTAAGATTGAATTGATTGCTCGTATCTTTGCTGATACTGGTGTCTCATCTTTATTTAGAGGTATCTTACAACTCGTATGTAAATACCAACAAAAAGAACGCATCATTAGAATCAATAATAAATACGTTCCGTTTGATCCTCGTGAGTGGAGCAACCTATATGACGTAACAGTCAACGTTGGTTTAGGAACTGGATCTAAACAAGAACAATTAGCAGTGATGCAAATGATCTTACAAAAACAAGAGCAAATTATTCAACAGTATGGACTAGCAAATCCTTTAGTTAATCTTAAACACTATAGAGATACTCTTGCTAAGTTTGTGCAAATGGCAGGATTTAAGGATGACAGTCAGTTCTTAAATGAAATTACTGATGAGCAATCACAAATGCTAGCGCAACAAGCACAGCAAGCAGGTAAAGAAGATCCAATTACTCAGCAAACACAAATACTTGCTCAAGTTGAACGTGAAAAAGCACAATTAAAAGCACAGTCTGACCAAGCACAACTACAGTTAGATCGTGAGCAAATGGAACTCGAAGCACAAAAAGATGCGCTAGAGTTAAAACAACAAGAAGTAAAACAAACAACTGAGTTAGCGTTAAAAGAATTGCAAATTAAATTAGATGCAATGAGTAAAAACAAAAATGCTGATACACAAAGCACTAAAGTTATTATGGAAGCGTTAGAAAAAATAAGTAACATTGCTAATAGAGGTATGCGATAATGGCATTTTATCAAAATACGCCATTTGGTCCACAGTATTATCAACCATCTGGTCCATTTTATGAGTCAACACCTCCAAGTGCATCTTATAGTCCTATATTTGGATGGAGTGGTGGATGGCAATTTGCTGGAGGAGGAGGAGGATATACTCCACCTAACACAACACCAGTTGCATCTAATATTGTATCTGGTTATGGATTACAAGATGTTGGTGAAGGAATGTATTACTATCCAACTGCTGATAAATATTTTTCTGGTGAAAAGTTTTATACAAAATCTGGAAATCAATATTCACCTTATGAAGAAGATATTAAAGGATTTAATAGAGCAGGTGAGACTGGCATTTATTCACCATCTCAAGCATATTTGTCTACATTAAATAGAACACCATTTCAGCAATATGCAACACAACAAGCACCGTTGCAATCTATGGGATATAACCCAGCATTGGGATTATCACAAGGAACAGGATTATATCAACCAGCAAGCACAGGATTATATCAACCAGCAATCGGTAACTTATTATCTTCTCCAACATCTATGTCAACACCAACAGGCAACTATGGTGCAGGAAGATTTCTTGGAGGAACGGACGGACTGCTAGGATCAATGCCATTAAATTTTGGATTGCCTAGTGGTGAATCAGACAATGGATAAACAACAAATAATAAAAAATATTTTAATGACACCTGAGTTTCAAGAGGTAGTTAAAGAACTTAGAGATAACCAATTAAATAGAATTATCTACTCTAGCGAGGATGATGCAAAAGTCAGAGAGCAAGCATATCTTCGTGTTAAGACGATAGACGAACTCATGAACTATCTAGAATCTATTGCTAAAGATAGCGAGATAAAAGATAAATCATGGAAGATATTATAGACTTTTCTATAATGGCAACCCTTGCCAAAAGGGAACATTAAGGAAATACAATGAGTGAAGAAACCATGACTCCTGAACAAGGAAGTGGAGATCTAACTGTAAGAGGTGCAGTCTCAGCATTTGAAGGCATCTTATCAGCAGGCGAGGACTCTCCAGAGCAACCAGAAACTGTTGACCAAGAGGTTGAAGAATCTGTAGAAGAGGAAGTATCAGAAGGTGAAGAGGAAGTTGTAACTGAAGATACTGAATCCCAAGAAGAAGTTGATTTTAGTGAAGATGAACCTGAAGAAGAATCTTACGAGGATGTTGCTACTTATAAAGTAAAAGCATCTGGTGAAGAAAAAGAGGTTACCATTGATGAACTAATAAAAAACTATCAACTTGGTGCAGACTATACGAAAAAGACTCAAGAGATTGCTGAGCAACGCAAAGCGATTGAAGAAGGTATGAGAGAAGTTCAAGAGTCTAAACAAGTTAGAGACTTATATTCACAAAGACTGCAAGCAGTGGAAGAGTTTTTGCAAAAGCAAGTAACAGATGCAACTCCACAAGATCTTGCAGAGTTGAAGGAAAATGACCCAGTAGGATATGCAGTTAAAATTGCAGAAATTACAGAAAAGAAAGAAAATCTAAGTGCTGTTCAACAGGAACGTGCCAAGATTGCTCAACAGCAACAACTTGATCAAAAACGTTTCTTACAACAAAAAGTAGTTGAAGAAGCACAAAAACTTTCACAAATCCTACCAGAGTTTTCAGACCCAAATAAGGGCGAACAACTCAGAAATGAGATTCGTGCCTATGGAAAAAGCGTAGGTTTTACAGATGCAGAGATGAGTAATGTCATCGATCATCGTCACGTATTAATGCTACGTAAAGCACAATTATATGATCAGTTACAAAAGAATAAACCTAATGTAACCAAAAAGGTAAACAGCGCACCTAAAATGGTGAAGTCTGGCAATAAGGTTGATCCAAGTAATCGTGATGTGCGAAAAAGAAACATGGCGAAATTAAAGCAATCTGGAAAAGTCAGAGATGCTGTCGCCTTATTTGAAAACTTTATTTAATTAAGGAAGTGAAAACATGGCAACATATCAAACCCATCAGGCAGTAGGTCAGAGAGAAGACCTAACTGATGTAATTTATAACATCTCTCCAACTGAAACACCATTTATGTCTACAGTTGCTAAATCTAAGGCAACTGGTGTTTATCATGAATGGCAAAAAGACTCTCTTGCTTCTGCTGATATAACTAACGCAGTAGTCGAGGGTGCTGATGCTTCAGATGCAACACTTACTCCAACAGTTCGTGTTGGTAACTACACTCAGATTTCACAAAAAACTATCAAAGTTGCTGGCACACTAGAGTCAGTTGATAAAGCAGGTAGAAAATCTGAAAAAGCATATCAATTAAGTAAAGCATCTGCTGAACTTAAACGAGATATGGAAAAAATCTTGTTATCAAACAAAACAGCAAGTGCAGGTTCATCATCTACAGCAAGAACTTTAGGTGGTTTACAAGCATGGTTAAACTCTAATGCTTCTTTAGGCACATCAGGAACTGCTGGTAATAACGGCACAACTGCTCGTGTTTCTGGAACAGATAGAACATTTACAGAAGCAATCTTAAAAGCAAACGTAAAATCAGTTTATGAAGCAGGTGGCGATCCATCAATCTTAATGGTGACACCAAGTGCTAAACAAACAGTATCTACATTTGCTGGTATTGCTGGTCAACGTTACATGGCACCGTCTAATAGTGCAACAACTATTATTGGTTCTGCTGACGTTTACTTATCAGATTTCGGCACATTGAATGTTGTTCCTAACAGATTCATGACTGCTGACGTTGCTGGTAACGTAGGCACAGGTGGTGCTGGTCAAGACGATGGTGAAGTGGCATTTGTTCTTGATCCAGAATATGCATCAGTTGCATATTTACGTCCTTTCGCTACAAACGAATTAGCGAAAACTGGCGACAGTGAGAAAACACAACTTTTAGTTGAATACACACTAGAAGTTAAAAACGAATCAGCACATGGCATTATTGCTGACATCGCTGAGTAATATGGATAACTCCCCTCTTCGGAGGGGATTACCCTTTTAGGATTGTTATGGCAAAAATTATTTCAAAAGATAACATAAGAACACAAACAGCACACAATGCAGATAACGGAGACATTGTGATTGCAACAACTCAAGATGTAACAGACATCGTTGAGCAAAACAAAAAAGAATATAACCAATCATCAACCACTTGGGGTGGAGATATATTTGATAATAAAATTGCATCAATCCCATTAACAGTAATAGATGATTTAAATAAAGCAGGCATCATGCGTGGATTTGCAGTGGTAGATCAAAAGAAATTTAAAGCATGGTTAAATAACCCAGACAACAGGTTCTTTAGAACAAAACAAGGTAGAGTATAATGGCATTTAGTTCTTATTCTGATTTAAAAACTGAGATAGCAAATTATCTTGGTCGTGATGATTTAACATCACAAATACCTACATTTATTCGTTTGTCAGAAGATAGATTACGTAGAGAGTTACGAATAAGACAAATGTTGAAACATTCAACTGCAACTACAACTGCTGGTGATTCAACTGTAGGTTTACCAAGCGATTTTCTCGCAATGAAAGAAATGTATTTAAATACAACTCCTGTATCAACAATGACATTTCAAACTCCCAGTGCATTTTTTGCTAACGCTAGAGTGACTGATTCTGGCAAACCTGTAAATTACACTATGATAGGTGCTGAATTTCAGTTTGCACCAGTTCCTGACACAGCATACACACTTAATATGATCTACTACTATAAACCTGATTATTTAAGTGACTCGAACACATCTAATTTATTCTTAGCAAACTGTCCTGATTTATTACTATATGGATCACTTGCTGAAGCAGAACCATATCTAATGAATGACGAAAGAATAAATACTTGGGCATCTTTATATCAAAGAGGTCTAGAAGCATTACGAACAAGTGATGATGATAGTGAATATCCATCATCACCATTAACGATAACTTTATCTTCAAAGGGGTAATACTATGGCAGAAATGTCTAATTTTTTAGAAAACGAACTGTATGACCATGTGTTAAGAAACGCATCATACACTTCACCATCAAACATTTATGTATCATTACACACAGCAGACCCAACAGATGCAGGAACAGGCACAGAGGTATCAGGTGGTTCTTATGCTAGAACAGCAGTCACTATGGGTGCGCCTACCAATGGTTCAGGCACTAACTCTGCTGATGTTCAATTCCCACAAGCAACTGCTGACTGGGGAACAGTAACTCACATTGGTATTTGGGATGCTTCTACATCAGGAAATATGCTATTCCACACACCATTGGATACAAGTAAAAACATTACAACAGGCGATGTATTTAAAATTGCTAGTGGTTCACTAACTGTTACATTTGCTTAATCATGCCTGCTGATGTTTGTGGTTTTACTACCTTAGAGTCATTAGATGCTTTAGGTAGCATAGACGATTTAACATTGTCATTAGATGATGGTGCTTACGCTACTGCGTGTTTACATTATGGTGACGGAACAATTACCAATGATGGTGTTGTTGTTGCTTCACCTACAGTAACCATATCATTTAGTGGAACAATCACAGGTAATGCTGATGCAAGTGCTAGTGCAGGATTAATTGTTACTAGAACTGCTGATATAGATACATCTGCTAGTGCAAGTGCATATCCTACTAAAATTATATTCTTTAGTGGTGATATTACTTGTGATGCAAGTGTGCAAGCACTAGGTGGTGGTCAATGGACTGGATACGCATTTATGGGTGCGCAAGCAAACTTATATGTCTATCCAAATGCGATATTTGAATTTACAGGAACAATTTCAAGTAGAGCAGATATGAGTGCAGACTTATACATCTACGGACAAGAATGGACTCCTGTATCTACAGGTAGTGAAACATGGACACAAATAGGATAAACGAGGTAAATTATGGCAAAAACTAAAATTTCAGAATATGATTCAACCGCTAGTGCGAATACTGATATAGACAGTATTAATATTGACGAGGGTTGCGCTCCTAGTGGTATAAACAATGCTATTCGTGAGGTAATGGCACATCTAAAAGACTTCCAAGCAGGTCTATCAGGTGATACATTACCAATCGCATCAGGCGGAACAGGTTCTACTACAGCAGGTGGTGCAAGAACTGCATTAGGTGCAGGAACAACAGGTGCATCAGTATTCCAAGCATCAACAGTAGCAGATGCTCAACAAGCAATGGATGTTGAAGTTGGTGTAGATGTTCAAGCATACGATGCAGACACATTAGTAGGTGATACAGCAAAAACACTTACTGCTCCATTTAGAGGAACAGTAACTACAGACAACGATTTATCATTCGATCAAGATGTAACTAATAACTTCTCATGCACACCAAGTTCAGGTGGAACATTAACCTTTACTAACCACACAGCAGGTCAGTCAGGTTATGTGTTATTAGATAATAGTGCAGGTGTTGCTATTACTGCTCATGCTACAACTAAAATTACTGCAACTGATTTAACAACTATCTCAACAGCAGGTGTATACTTAATATCTTACTTTGATAACGGAACAAACGCATATTGCACAGTTAGTGCATCTTATGCTTAATACGGAGATTTACCTTGAGTCTATTACAAAACAGTAATGCCATATCTACAGGTGGTGGTTATAACCTAGAATCTAGTCTACGCTTTCGTGGTGGTCAAAACTTAACAAGAACACCGTCAAGTGCAGGTAATCGTAGAACATATACATATAGTTTATGGTTAAAAAGAGGAGCAATAGGAACTTCACCATATGTGTTTGAGCAATATTATGACGCTAATACAAGAAGTATTTTATATTTTAATGCGTCATCTTCTGAAGCATTAAATGTATTTACAAGAATTGGTGGAACAAATTATCAAGTTCAAACTTCTGCTTCTTATAGAGACTCATCATCATGGTATCACATTGTTGTTGCTATAGATACAACTCAAGCAACTTCTTCAAATCGAGTAAAAATATGGGTTAATGGTGAGCAAGTTACATCATTTTCTGCAACAGGATATCCTCCACAAAACAGCGATACTGCTATTAATTCTACTGGAACATTTTACATTGGTAGTTCTTATGCTTCAAGTAGTTATTTTGACGGATACATAACAGAATTTAATCTCGTAGACGGACAAGCACTTACTGCTGACGACTTCGGTGAAACAGATTCTACAACTGGTGTATGGAAACCTAAAGAATACGCAGGCACATACGGCACTAATGGTTTCTATCTACCTATGAAAGAAACACAACAAGCAACTGGAT